TTAACGTACCAGCCAGACCAGCATGATGAGGATGGCGACTAACAAAATCCACACGCTGGGACGTGTCGCCATATTTTGCAATGTGTTCATTAATGGTGGAAAGGGATTGAGCAGTGGCTGGATGTCTCGTGGATCAATCCCTTTAACCCGCCGTTGATAGAGCTGGTTCAGGATATCCTCAGCCTGTACAGAAGAAAGGACGGATTGCGCGGAAAGGCCATATTTTTGCTCGATATACGCAGATAGTGCTGCCAGCTCGTTGGTATCCAGCGGTTTCTTTAGCGCCATCTGAAGCGATTCCAGCGTCGGGGTATTTTGTTGGCTTAAGCTCTGACGCGCCTGCAACCAGGTGACCAGATGGTTAAACAGTTTTGCCGGGATTAGTTCGCCATCTTTCACACCAGAAAGCTCCAGCATCGACTGCCAGATCTGCTTGCTGGGTTCCCCTGTCGCCGCGGCGAGTTTAGTCACCAGTTGTTTAAGCGTATTATGCTCCGCCGGTAATAAAGGACGATCGGTAGCCTGACGTTGCTGTGGTTGAGGAATAACCATTTTCCCTTCCTGTAACAGGTTAAGAATGGTCTTTAATTGTTCTGGCGAGAGTTGGTTAAGCGGTGTCTGACCAAAGTTATTTCGGATGTAATCCGTAACCGCCTGACGGTTATTTCCCAACCGTAAATATTCCCCTAACTGGGCTAAAAGCCGACGAGCAGAATAGCTCTTTTGCGCGGCAAGCAGACGTTGCGCGAGGTTATGTTCCGCAGCGGGGAAGTGGCGCGAGAGTAAAGGTGAATCGCCTGGCAGGCCGATGTCGTGTTTGATGCCGGCCCATAACTCCGCTCTCTGTTGTTGCGTCAGCGAGGTTACTTTGGTCATCAAGCTTTCCAGGGCGGTACGTTGCAGACTGGATAAAGGCTGATTGCCTGCGCTGTTTTCCCGGTCTGGCAGTTGCCCGGGAGGAGGGCCGGAAATAGGTTGTATCATTATGTATCCTTATACCTGAAATCATCGCAAGTATGCCTGGGCGCGAGATTATGGCACACTTGTTTGGTTAACTCTCGTCTCATACAGGTACCACAAACGTGAAAATCCTTGTTGATGAAAAAGATGTTGATTTAATTTATTGATATAAAAGGATTTATATCAGTGCGTGTCCACGCAGTGACCACATTTTCGAGAGGTAGAGTAAGCCCGCAGCATTGCGGGCTTTGTCTTATGGTTCGTTGCAATTTTTGCATCGTATATTTTGCATCATTTGCGGCGCCTCCTATGTGGTTAATGCTGCCGATATGATAACAAATTGATTTGTTATGCTTATTGCTTATGAATGGTGCCCTCATTAGTGAGGGGGGGACCAAAAGAAAACCCGCAGTTTTACGCTGCGGGTTTGTCATTCTGATTCGTCCGTTAGGTGTCAGCCGTATTTGCGGGCGAAATCTTCATCTGAGGTGCACAGATAGATAAAAAACTCAATAAAAGCCACGATTGCCGGGATGAATGTCCAGCAAAAAATAAGGTAAAGAAATCCTTGCCCCACTTTACCTAAATAAAATTTGTGTGCGCCAAGACCACCTAAAAAGAAAGCCAGTAGTGCGGCTGTTATTCTGCTTTTTGAACTTGCTGTTCTTTGAGGTGCTCCACAATTGGGGCAAGATGTGGCATCTTTATGTATTTCCTTGCCGCATCCGCGACAAAATACCATTTCACTCATAAAGAGTTCCTTTCAAATTTAAACAAGCGTTAAGCCCACCTCTTTTTACTGATGGGCCTCAATTTAAATTTGGGTGCCATTTCGGCCTTACCCTGGCAACCGATTGACGGGGGATTGCTCCCCCGTCGCGGTTTCCTTACTGCTTACACTGTAAGAACGCCGCAAACTCCGCTCCCCAGAAGCTCATCCGTATTTCACATAGCGAACCGTGCAGCATCCAGATGATGAGGATTACCGTCACGCAGAACGTGATGGCCGTAAGCGATTTTTGCGACATAGCGCTTGCTCCTTTTTCGGGGAGGCGCTAACCTATCACTTGCTTAGGGTAGATGGTCAGGGCCTCGGTTAAACAGAGATGTTTTCCGGGGCCTTTCCACATCCGGCCTTCGGGTATTCCCTCCAGCCATCAGCCGAAAGGCACCCGTGCGTAATCTATCTCTTTTGGAACACCCCGACAATCCCGCGTGTTGCGAAAATAGCGGAGTATGGCGATTTTTTTTAGTTAAATTATGCAATTGTAAGAGCGAACCTTATATTATTCGCTTTCTTATTATTTGCATTGCAAAAAATCTGTAAACTCGTCTCCCCACATGAGCGCTCTTAATTCGCACAGTGAACCGTATAATATCCATATGGAAAGGGTTATAATTATGCAGATAATGAGAATAAATATATTGTTGGATGACATGCGCTCCTCATATTTTTATTAGTACTGAACTCTTACCTGAGAAAATAATATTATTAATGCTCAAAATAAAACATTATGTTTGTTTTTTTATGCGATCTTCCTGCATCCCTGCCTTATTTGGGGTTCTCCCGTATTTCTCCCTGCTGTCAGTTATGAGGTAATGGCAAACTCATCTGACTGCTTCCCCTGTGCGAAGCTGGCAGCTCATTCCACGGGATGCCCTCTGAAGAGTGGACGCCGGGGGCGTGTCTGGATGTGAATTTGTCGAAGGCTTCCAGTGTGGTGAAAGATACGCCGCATTCCAGGTTGTTACACTGGTAATATTTTTTCCGTACGGTATCTGAATCATTTTCCGAACGACTGGTGCGTATTCTGGCAGATGCGCCACAAAGCGGACAACGAAACATGGAAACCCCCTTAACATGCTAATATTGCTATTTTAAGTTGCACCAGCTCAGACTCCAACTAATAGTTTACGTAACTAGAACAACCAAATCTGATGGTTTGCATTGAGCGAATGACAGGCCTCGTTATCTGGGTAAAATCGTTATTGGTAATGTAGGTGTGGAACATGCTAAAACAGTACAATATTTCTTTTCATAGATGTGTAAGAGGGTGGTAATGGTTACGATTGAGGAAATAAAAAGAAAATACCCTGGTGCAGATGCTTGGCAAATGGGGGACAGTCCTGAGTTGGCTAGCGAGCTTGCTGGCTTGATAAAAAAAGGGGTTAAAACAGCCTCCTGTGGTTCTTTAATCTCTTATTTGCAGGATGAATCTGCCCCTAAGATTGGAAACTATAGCATTATTCTTGATGGTCAGAATGTTCCTGTCTGTGTAATCCGGTTAGTTTCAATGCGATTAGTGCGTTTTTGCGATGTCACTGAGGTGTTTGCCCGCAAAGAAGGCGAAGGAGATTTAAGCCTTGAATACTGGCAGAAAGAGCATCAGCGATTTTTTGTCCGAGAAGGCTATTTTTCTGAAGATATGGAATTGATTGCAGAGGAATTTGAAGTGGTTGAGATTTTGCAGGATGGGATAAATGTATAGACGTCAATTGGTATCTATAACAGTACTCGCTCTTGGCATAGAGCGAGTTGTTTGATTGGGTTTTGTGTTGTAAGAGCGTTAATTTGTTTACTCCGTTTCTGCTATCCATTCCGGGATTTTTGCTTCAAGCTCAAGCTGCGTGGTAAAGCCACTGTTATCAATGGTGTGCTCGGCTTTTGCAATAATCCAGTCCTGATTGTCGATGTCGCTTTTGAAGCCTGCCACCGTGCCATGCATTTCGGGGTAGAGTTCTGCACGGCCACGCGCCAGCGTGATGGAGAATGATGCGGCTCCGCGTTGTAGCTGCTGCCACTTTGCCGCCGCCGCGCGTCTTGCAGACTGTTCATTCTGGTATGTCCTGCGTAACACAAACACGTTGCCTTCCGCACCTTCCATATAGTTGCCTTCCCGGCTGCTGCTTTTCTCCTTTTTCGGTTTTGACGATTTGCGGCGTTTCACGCTGACTTTTTTCTTTTTCCCGTAATTAAGATCAAGCCAGTAGGCGCGTACACCCGTATACGCCTCGCGGTCAGCAATACGAAACTGATGGCGATCGCCGCTGCTGCGTGTGATGGCGAACGATGGCAACGGCTGGCCCTGTGCGTTCACGCCACCGCCTGGCATGATGAATAACAGATTACCGCTTTTTACCGTGGTGATTGCGCCCAGCATTTCCGCCATGCGCGTCAGGAAGGACATGTCGCTTTCTTCGGTCTGGTCGGCGTGGTCGATTTCAATATCCATCAGCATTTCGCTGATTTGCGGTTTCAGGCCGTATCGGTGAGCAATTGCAGACACCACGCGTTCAACGGTCACATCATGCCAGGACACTTCGCGTTTGACGTTAAACTCATCCCGAAAATCTGCGCTTCTGGCTGAAACAGTCAGCCTGTCCGGCGGTCCTTCGTGAGCGATTTCATCAACAATGTAAGTGCCTTTTTCTGTCAGCGGTTCGCCTTTCCAGCCAATGAGAACCGTCAGGCGTGTACCCCGTGGTGGTAGCTGCAACTGACCATCCGCATCATCCAGCGTGATGGTGAGCTGGTCCGCTTCAAATCCCCTGTTGTCGGTCAGTGACAGACTCATCAGGCGCTCTGCCACACCGGACAGTGTTTCTCCCTCCGCGAGAATATCAAAATCAGGCATTTTCACGGGGTCGGTGTTCTGGCTGAACAGTTGCATGGTGGTGTCAATCATCCGCTTCCTCCCTGTACAGCATGGTCGCATGTGTGTGAGGGTGGGGTTACTGCTTTTTGTTGTCGCCGGGCGGCAAGAACGGCGCAGGGGTGAGATTACGCGCGTGGTGGGTGATGATTGTTGCCGAATCATTTAACGGATACAAGGGGCTGAAGCTATGAGTGAAACTCGCTTTCATGGCGCCCGCGTTACGGAAAGTACCGACCTGGTAACAGCAATTAACGACGTTGATTCCAGCGTTATCGGTATCGTGGCAACGGCGGACGATGCGGACGCGAAGCTGTTCCCGCTGAACAAGCCTGCATTAGTGACCCGCGTCAATGACGTGCTGGGAAAATGCGGGACAACGGGGACGCTGTACCGTGCGCTGAAACCCATTGCAGACCAGGTGAGCACAAAAGTGATTGTGGTTCGCGTGGCTGAGCACAAAGAAGAGGACGGAAAAACACAGGATCAACTGGTTATCGGTGGTTCTGAAGAGGACGGCAGCTATACGGGGATGTATGCGCTGCTTGTTGCAGAGCAGGATGAAAGCATCGGATACCGTCCGCGTATTCTGGCCGCGCCGGGGCTGGACACGGAGGCGGTGACAAAGTCCCTGTGCGTGATTGCAGGTAAACTGCGTGCGTTTGTGTATGCCTCCTGTAATGGCTGTAACACGATGGCTGAAGCCATTGCGTACCGTGAAAAATTCAGCGAACGCGAGGTGATGCTCCTGTGGCCGGATTTTATCGCTTACAACCCGAAAAGTGGCGAGAATGAGGTTTTCCCCGCGCCTGCCTATGCGTGCGGCCTTCGTGCGTATATTGACCACGAGCAGGGCTGGCACAAATCGCTGTCCAACGTTCCGGTTAAAAATGTCCTGGGCATGTCAAAACATGTTTTCTGGTCGTTACAGGCTGAGGACAGTGACGCCAACAGCCTCAACAACAAGGAAATCACCACCATCATTCGCCGCAACGGGTTCCGCTTCTGGGGCAACCGTACGCCGGAAACGAACGCCTACATCTTTGAGGTGTATACCCGCACCGCGCAGATACTGGCTGACTCAATTGCGGAAGCGCAGTTTGAAACCATTGACAGCCCACTGACGCCCGCGAACGTGAAGGACGTTGTCAGTGCCATCAGGGCAAAACTGGATTCGCTGGTCACAGCCGGGAAACTGATTGGCGCGTCGTGCTGGTATGACATCGTGGATAACAGCACCACAGAATTGCGGCAGGGGCGCGTGCGTATTCGCTACAAATATACGCCTGTACCTCCACTGGAAGATATGGAGCTTTACCAGGCGTTCACTGATGAGTTCTTTGGCCCCGCATTTGCGGTGCTTGGAGGTGCTTAATGGCTGTACCAAAACATCTTCGCTTTTTTACGCTGTTTGTGGATGGTGAAAATGAAGTGGGAAAGGTGACGTCCGTTACTTTACCCAAACTGACACGTAAAACCGACAACTATCGTGGCGGCGGCATGATGGGGGCGGTGAGTATCGACCTCGGCCTGGACGATTCCGCGCTTGATGCGAGTTTTGTCATGGGGGGCGCCGTTCGTGCGTTGTTCCTTAAATATGGCGGAACAATTGACGGCACATTGCTGCGTTTTGCAGGGGAATACTACACCGATGCAGAAAGCGACCTGTATGAAATTGAGATGCGCGGGCGTGTGACAGAAATTGATATGGGGGAAGCCAAACAGGGCGAAGCCACATCACACACTTATGCCATCAAAAACACCTACTACAAACTGAGCGTTAACGATCGCCCGGTGTGGGAAATTGACCTGCTGAACTTCATTTACCGGAAGGACGGCAAGGACATTGTACCCGGCCGCATCCGCTCCGCGCTTGGGCTTGGCTGATAAGTAATATGCAGGCGGCGCAGTGCGTCGCCTCTGACTGAAAGGAGTTTTCTGATGAAAGAGACGAAAAATACCGATACTGAAAACGCTGTGGTGGTTGCTGATACTGCGAAAGAAACCAGCGAGCGCGGCGTAAAACTTACCCGGCCAGTTGAGCGCGGTGGTGAAAAAATCACGTATGTGGAGATCACCGGGGCTATTGAGCAGGCTGGATCTCTGCGAGATTTGTCGCTGTCTGATGTGCTGAATCTGAAAGCGGAAGCCATGTTTACGCTGCTGTCACGCGTGACGTCCCCGCGGCTGGATGAAGTGACCCTCAAAAAAATGGCATCCCGTGACTTTATTCAGTTATGTGTGGTTGCCGTAAATTTTATGAGCGGTGCGGACTCTGGCGGGAAGAACGAACAGGCGACGGAAGCCTGATCACGGTTGTGTGCTTTGAGCACATAGAAGACTTTGTGGCAGATATTGCCGTTATTTTTAACTGGTCGCCCGCCGAAATCTTCATGATGACGCCCGGCGAAGTGGTTAGCTGGCGTGAGCGGGCGGCACTTCGCAGTGGGAATGCAGACAATGAAGACTCTTGACATTCGGGTCGCCTTCAGTGCTGTAGACAGGCTGACCCGACCCACCGAAAACGTCCGCCGCCTGATGGGGCAACTTGGTGACTCCATCCAGCGAACGCAGGGGGCAATCAAAAATCTCGAGCGTCAGGCGCGTTCATTTGAGCGTGCCCGCGATGCTGTCAGTAAAGCGGATGGCGGCATCGTGAAAGCACGACGCCAGCTTAACGCCCTTCACCAGTTACAACGCACGGGTACTGTGCTCAGCGAAAAACAACAAAGGCTGATGCAGCAGTTAAGTACCCGGCTTGAACGCCTGAATGAATCTCGCGCACGGGAAATCCAGAAAATGCGGGAGCTTGGCGGAGAACTGAAACGCCACGGTATTTCCCTGACAGGCAGCGATAACACCATCCAGCAGGCCATCAGACGCACCGAACAGTACAACAACCAGCTTGAACGCGAACGGCAGGCGCTTGCGCGTGTAACGCGTGCGCGTGAGCGGTATTCACGCGCGCAGGAAACAGCGGGAAAACTGAAAACAGGTTGTGCGCTGGCAACTGGTGCGGCAGCGGCTGGCGGCTATGCTGCCGGGCGCTTTTTGCAGCCCGCTATCGGATTCGGGAAAGAGATGTCCCGTGTGCAGGCGCTGACGCGAATTGACCAGAACAGCCCGCAGTTTAAGGCGCTGCGTGAGCAGGCGCTAAAGCTCGGCTCTGAAACGCAGTTTACTGCGAGTGATGCCGCCAGTGGGCAGAGCTTTCTGGCAATGGCTGGTTTTACTCCGCAGGCCATTCAGGCCGCATTGCCCGGTGTTCTTAATATGGCGCTGGCAGGTGGCGTCGAACTCGGCGAGACGGCTGATATAGGCTCCAATATCCTGACGCAGTTCGGCCTCTCTGCTGACCAGATGGACCGGGTCGGTGACACACTTACTGCGGCGTTTACCCGTACTAACACCGACCTTCGCGCGCTGGGCGAAACCATGAAATATGCAGGCCCGGTGGCGGGTAAGCTGGGAATATCGCTGGAGCAGGCCGCAGCGATGGCGGGCGTGCTGGCGAATATGGGGATCAGGGGGAGTGATGCAGGTACGGCGTTGCGTGCCAGCCTGGCTCGTCTGGCATCGCCACCAAAAGTTGCGGCTGATGCCCTGAAAGAGCTGGGGGTGTCTGTCTCTGACGCGAACGGCAAAATGCGCCCGATGGAGGATGTGCTGGCCGACCTTTATAAAGCCACCCGTAAATACGGGGAAGTTGACCGGGTATCTTTCTTTAAGGACATCGCCGGACAGGAGGCCTTTACATCGCTTATGGCCCTCGTTGATGCGGCGGGTAACGGTTCCCTGCCCAAACTGAGAAAAGAGCTTGAGGGGGCACGTGGTGAGGCTGAACGCACGGCAAAGGTTATGGCCAATAACCTTGATGGCGACCTGAAATCACTCGGCAGTGCATGGGAAGGGCTGCGTATCCGCATTGCGGATCTGATTGACGGTCCACTGCGTTCTGTCACGCAGTGGCTCACAAAAGTGGTTGCCGGAGTTACGGCACTGGCGCAGGCTCATCCGGCACTGACGCGCCAGTTACTGATAGCAGGCGGTGCGCTGCTGGCAATGACTGCAACGGTTGGCTCGTTGTCGCTTGCTCTTGGGGTGCTTGCTGGCCCGCTGGCAAAACTGCGTCTTGGCTTTTCCCTTCTGACCGGCTCAATGAATGCTGTCAGAGTTCTGCCAGCGCTATGGGGAATGGTGACGGGGGCCATCTCGTTACTGGGGGGCGCTGTCGGGGCACTGTTCAGCCCGGTCGGGTTGATTGTTGCAGCGTTTGTGGCTGCGGCGGTTCTCATCTGGAAATACTGGGAACCCATCAAGGCGTTTTATATCGGGGTGTTCAACGGGATTATGGAGCGGCTGGCTCCGTTGCGTGAAACCTTTGAACGGTTTGGTCCTGTTTTCGAACTGGTTCGTGATGGCGTGATTCAGGTCTTTAACTGGTTTACATCGCTGCTGTCACCGATGGAATCCAGCAAGGAAACGCTGGATAAATGCACCAGTGCTGGCGAGGTATTCGGCAATGTTCTTGGAGGTGCGTTACAGCTTGTCCTGACGCCTGCCAAAATGCTGCTGGATACGCTGGCATGGATACTGGAAAAACTTGGCGTCCTTCCGGATGAAGCGGAAAGGGCGCGCAAGAAAATCGAAGACGCACAGCGTGCGGCCGCTCTTCAGGAAAAAGTTGCTCTGTTTCAGGGAGACATCGCGAAAATCAATCCGCCGAAGCCTGCGGGGAAAGCTCCTGAAGGGGATAAACCCAAAGGCGATAACCCCAAAGGGGGCAAGCCGCTCACAGACAATAATACAGGCACGCTGCGCAGGCTCAGCAAAATTGCAGATAACACAGGCAAGCTGGTTGATGAGACGAAAAAGCGTATCGGCCCCGGCGATATTGTCTTTAAGAGCTTGCCCCGCGCACTTGCTGTTCGTGGGGAGTGGCAGGAGCGGAAGATTGCGCAGGTCAGTAAGCCCGCCCCCGCAATTAATATCACACCCGTGGTTCCGGCTCCGCTGCCTCCGGCGCTGGTCCCTGTTGTTGCGGCCAGCTCCCGTTCGGTGGCGGAGGCCATACGATCTCCTGTGGCATCAGTTCCTGCAACTTCCCGTAACCGGGAGCCTGTTGCCTCCGGATTTTGTGGTGAAATCCATGTCCATCTGCATAACGTTGTTACGCAGAATCCCCGCGAACTGGCGAAACTGGTCGGGGAAATGGTCAGGGCGGAAATGGACCGTCGCGCCCGTGCCGGGCGTGGCAGCTTTTACGATAAAGAGTAAGGAGGCCTGGCCATGATGATGGTCTACGGCATGTTTGTTTTTGAGTTGCGCACATTGCCGCATCAGCAGTTACAGCAAAACAAAAGCTGGCGGCATGTGAAAAACGAGCGCATTAACCGTTCAGCAAGCTGGCAGTATATCGGTGCAGGTGATGATCGCATCGTTCTTTCCGGCGTGCTTTATCCTGAGATTACAGGCGGCGAAGTGTCGCTGTCGCTGCTGACCACGCAGGCGTATGTGGGGCGCCCGTGGCCTCTGATTGATGGTGTCGGGCAGATTTACGGTATGTATGTTCTGACCGAAACGAGCACGACCCGCTCTGAACTGGATCGCTACGGGAAAGCGAAAAAGATAGAGTTTTCCCTGACCCTTGAACGCTGTGATGAGGATTTACGGGAACGCCTGCAATCCTCATCGTTCAGCGATATGCTGTCAGGCTTCAAAGATAAGGTGACATCATCCCTTAACAGCGCGGCCAGTTCAGTTAAAGGGTTGTTCTGATTTAACGCAAAACCGCTAATGATCAGATTGGCGGTTTTTTGTTTCCTCTGGTCTTCTCAGTTGTTCCGCTGATTTTATCTTCAAAAATCAGTTCACATCCTGCGCTATTGAGTGCATTGCGTTGCAAATCCGTGTTCTGGTCATTTGTTGACACGCGTACATAGCCAATCAGCACGTTGAATCTCCCGCTCAAAAGCACAAATCATGCCACGCTGGCCAGAAACGGCCATTATCAAAAACCTCGGTTTACAGGAAACGGTAAACAAGGCTGGTAACGCCGTCCAAAAGACAGGCGATACCTTGTCCGGTGGACTTACTTTTGAAAACGACTCAATTCTTGCCTGGATTCGAAATACTGACTGGGCAAAGATTGGATTTAAAAATGATGCCGATGGTGACACCGATTCATTCATGTGGTTTGAAACGGGAGATAACGGCAATGAATATTTCAAATGGAGAAGCCGCCAGAGCACCACAACAAAAGACCTGATGACGCTGAAATGGGATGCACTAAATATTCTGGTAAATGCCGTCATTAATGGCAGTCTTGGAGTTGGTACGACGAATGCGTTAGGTGGTAGCTCTATTGTTCTTGGTGATAATGACACCGGATTCAAACAGAATGGTGATGGTATTCTGGATGTTTACGCTAATAGTCAGCGAGTATTCCGCTTTCAGAATGGAGTTGCTATTGCTTTTAAAAACATTCAGGCAGGTGATAGTAAAAAGTTCTCGCTATCCAGCTCCAACACCTCCACAAAGAATGCAACGTTTAATTTATGGGGTGCTTCAACCCGTCCAGTAGTTGCAGAGTTAGGCGATGAGGCAGGATGGCATTTCTATAGCCAGCGAAATACAGATAACTCGGTAATATTTTCTGTTAACGGTCAGATACAGCCCAGCAACTGGGGGAATTTTGATTCACGCTATGTAAAAGATGTTCGCCTGGGTACGCGTGTTGTTCAATTGATGGCGCGTGGTGGTCGTTATGAAAAAGCCGGACACGCAATTACCGGATTAAGAATCATTGGTGAAGTAGATGGCGATGATGAAGCCATCTTCAGACCAATACAAAAATACATCAATGGCACATGGTATAACGTCGCACAGGTGTAAATTATGCAGCATTTAAAAAATATTAAGTCCGGAAATCCAAAAACAAAAGAACAATATCAGCTAACAAAAATTTTTGATGTTATCTGGTTATGGTCCGAAGACGGTAAAAACTGGTATGAGGAAGTAAATAACTTTCAGGACGACACCATAAAGATTGTATACGACGAAAATAATATTATTGTTGCCATAACCAAAGATGCCTCAACACTTAATCCCGAAGGCTTTAGCGTCGTTGAGATTCCCGATATAACAGCCAATCGTCGTGCCGATGATTCAGGGAAGTGGGTGTTTAAGGACGGAACTGTGGTTAAGCGGATTTATACAGCAGACGAACAGCAACAACAGGCCGAATCACAAAAGGCCGCGTTACTTTCAGAAGCTGAATCAGTCATCCAGCTTCTGGAACGTGCTGTCAGGCTGAATATGGCAACAGATGAGGAACGTACACGACTGGAAGCCTGGGAACGCTACAGCGTTCTGGTCAGCCGCGTGGATACGGCAAAGCCAGAATGGCCACAAAAACCAGAGTAAAAATTAAGGCCCGATGCGGGCCTTCTCTCATTCTGGTTGTTCGGGAAACGTTACTGGCAGGACAGAGGTATCCGTAGACTCCACTTTCTGCGCGTAGAGCAGCCACTCGGTCAATTTTTGTTTGTTCTCAGCAGAAATAATTCCAAGTCGTAGCTGAGAATCCCATAGCTGAGTTTTATCCCTGACGAGTTGTAACAGATTTTGCTTCTCATTTTCCGCCTGTTGTCTCTGTTCTTCTTCGGTATATTCCCGCTTTATCACTGCGCCATCTTTGAACATCCAGTTACCAGAAATATCGACCCGCCTATTGGCTGTAATATCAGGAACCTCAACAACGCTTAAACCTTCAGGATTAATTGTCGATACATCCTTATCTATAGCCACAATGATTCCATCGGCAGTGTAAGCAAATTTTATTGTATCTTCCTGAAAGTTTTTCTGTTCCTCATACCAGTTTCTACCGTCATCAGAATACAACCAGACAACGCCAAATTGTCGTGTTAATTCATATTGTTCTACGGTTTTGGGGTTTCCTGATTTGATATTTTTTAAATGCATCATAATTAAATACTTCCCGCATTATACCAGGTGCCATTGATACAATATTGCACTGGCCTTGCCTGTGTTGTATCAATAAGTTCATCTTTGTTTGAGTTAACGGAACCTGTAACAACGTAACCAGATTTATCGCCCCAGCCCGGGCCATTCCATGTTTGCGCTGACGATTTTGTACCTAATCGGATACCTGTAATAAACCGCGTATTACATTCCGCTTTAGTATATGCCCCAACATCTGCCGCTGATGGTTTTCGGGTTGTGGTGTAAAACTCTGACCAGTCAGCCTCGAAGCCATAACCATCACGCGCTGAACGATAATAAATACCGCCATTCTTATAATTCACACGGAATTGAACAGCAGGGCAGCTACCCGCGTTCATATTGAAGTGGAGGATTAATGTCGATGCGCCACCAATATTTGCGTTATATACCCCGCTATTCCAGTTCCAGCCAACTGCTTTATCATTTCCAACAGTGCTTCCTGTTTGCTCTAAAGCAAAAGCGGCCTGCTGATTTTTCGTGTTGTAGTCACGTCTCCAGCCAGGTAAATACTCTGAACCGTGGTTAATATATATAAATTGCGCATTCGTAGTGCCACCCCCGCTAGAGGTACTCGGTGTGGTTATACGAATGGTCATGGCGCCTTTATGGCCCATAACTTCAATAACACAACCCGCAAGGTGAATAAGTCCACATCCGGTGTCAGTAATAATTTTATTATTGCCGTATGACCATGAGCATTTACACATCCAGTATGGATGATTGAAAGCCCATTGAGATTCCAGCCATTCGATAAATTGTGCCGTTGTCCAGTTCCCTGCACCTGTGCTAATAAAGCCATGAAAAGAGCGGCAAGCACCTATTGTTTGCGTAAATTTATCTTTGTTTGGAATATCTGCGCCGTTCTGGTTTTTCTGCAATGCGCCAGCAGCCTGATTTACCGTTTCCTGCAAACCGAGGTATTCGATAACAGCGGCAACGGTCGCTTTAGCCAGAATATCCCGCCCGACTTTTGTCAGAGTGGCAAGGCTGGCAGTGTCGTTTCCCGTAAAATACGGAAATCTGTCTGCCGCAGTAGCAAGCCCGGCCAGCGCCGTCAGGGTGGCGTCCTTCGGTTGCTTACCCGCCAACATATTTGTCATGGTTGTAGCAAAGTTCGGGTCGTTGCCCAGCGCCGCAGCCAGCTCGTTCAGCGTATTCAGTGCGTCAGGTGATGAGTCTACAAGTGCGGCAATCGCGGCCATAACGAACGCCGTGTTTGCTATCTGAGTATTGTTAGTACCCTTTGGCGCAGTTGGTGCGGTTGGCGTTCCGGTGAGTGCCGGACTCGACAGCGGCGCTTTCTTGTTCGTTTCATCCATTACCGTCTTAACAGCTTTTGGCGTCGCAGCCAGCGTTTCAGAGGGGCTGTTGGTTGCACTACTGAGCTGGACAAGGCCTTTTCGCGCTGTGGTGGCGTCCTGTGCAGTATATTTCCCGTTGGCAAGGTCATAGGCGGCCTTTACCGCTTTCGGCGTTGCGGCCAGTGCTTCAGACGTACTGTTGGTCGCACTGCTTAACTGAGTAAAACCTTTTGCGGTCAGCGAGGCATCCGGGTGACGTCGTGACTGTTCATGCTCTTTCAGTTTGTCATCCACGTAATCCACTGTGGCCATCACCATGGTGTTATCCACGGTAAGCGCCACGGTGGCCGTGCTGGATACGGCCAGGATGGTGCGAAATGTTTGCGCACGCCCGGACCCTTCGGCAACGGCTGGCTTGTAACTTTCGGCAGTATTGCCCACCGCAATTAAATCGCCGTGCTCATCAAACACACCAATTTCCCGGATCCAGAATCCGCCCGTTTCTGGAGGAATAACCAGCTCCGCAATAATGCGGTTCTGATGTGTTGCGTCCAGGGTGACGCGATTAACGGTATGTCGCCACACCTCATGCACAAGACGGGTCTGCTTACTGTCTGGCGTTGGTAAAGTACCGCCACCATCACCCACGGCCATATGTGTCAGGCGGACGGGGTTGCCATCTGGTGCGGCTGCCTGTGCTAATTTTTTTGCACCCGTATCGGTGATAACGGTTTTAAATTTTCGTGTTGTGGTCATGCTTAATCGTCCGGATAAATGGTAATAACTTCACCGTCATAAGTTGCCGCCGCTGCGAAAATATCCCCCGGGATTTCCTGAATGATATTCAGCCCTGTCATGTGGCGGCTGACCGGGCGGGCATCAGCAATCAACCGCTCCATTTCCAGATACATTTCCTCCGTCACGCCACTGTCCAGTGTGCCGACTTCAACGGTAAATGTTCCCGGTTCTCCGCCGAACTCCCACCACTCAGACACGCGAATGAGGTATCCCAGCGGCTCAATGGCCCGGCGCAGTGCGCTGATGGTCCCCTTGTGTCGGTGTATCAGCCACGCATCGCGAATCACCTGGCGCTTTGTTTCCTCCGGCCAGTTGCGGTCCCAGCGGTCAACGGAAAACGCCCAGGCGAGATAAGGCAGCAGATGCACCGGGCATGTGTCCGGCGACCACAGCGTGTTGAGGTCTACCGGAATGTCTGTAATGCGCGTTCCGACGGCTTCGGCACAACGCATGAAATTGCTGGCTGATGGCGGTAACAGCGAATTACTCATTGCGCCCACCTTCGCTGATGGCCAGATTCTGTGTGGGTTCGGTTATCTCCACGCGTTGCACGCCGTGCACATGCAGTGCGGCGGCAATGGCTGACAGCGCCACGTCCTGACCGATAAGTCCCTGCTCAGACAGCCACTCCCTGAATGATGATTCCGCCGCGGTCAGAATAGGTTCGGATTCCGGGCCGGGGTAAAAGTACAGTTTTGCATTCAGCCGCCATGTCACGATTCTGGCGCTCTGTACGGTCAGACGGTCGGCCACCGGGCGGGTATCCTCTGCATTCAGAACGGCGCGAACGGTATTAAGCAACGCCTCCGTTGCTGTTCCGTCGCCTTCAGTGGACAGGATGGAAACCGTCACATTTGCCGGAGACGGACTGATGGCCCGCGCATCACGTACCAGACCGCTGGCGCTGCGGGCAAAATACTCGTATGCGCCTGACGGGCCAGCAACGCTCAGGCCATCATACGCCCGCTGCGCCCGCAGTCTCAGCGAGGTGTCGCTTTCCATCACCGCGTCGGTGGTATCCGTTGCCGGAGTGATGGTCAGGCGCTTTGTGTTCATATTGCCCGCGAGGTTGTCCAGGTCTGTCCCGGTGCTGTGGCTTAACATGCAGGCGCGTGCGCCCTCGTTGATTCGCTGACGTAACAGCATTTCACGAAACGCTGTTGTCTGGGCGATAACGTTCAGAGGTTCCGATTCCAGCTCCAGCGCGGCGGAGACGGCTTCACGCTGTCCGGCGGGATAAGCCGCAATCATCCTGGCCTTTGTGTCAGCCAGAATTGCCTCAAAATCAGGCTCCGCGATGATGGCGGGTTCCGGTAACTGGGAAAGGTCAACGGCAGGCATGATTTATTCCCTCAGCGTGATGGTTAATTCAACATTCTGCAGGGTCTGAATGACAGTACCCGATAGTGTCACCCCGGCGCGGCCTCCCGCCTTCCAGACAACATCAATGGCGTTCAGGGCAATGCGTGGCTCCCATCGTGTCAGTGCAATCACAGCAGCACTCATGCATTGCAGACGCGTGGTGTTATTCATGGGTTCGTCAATCAAATCAGGGACAAGACTGCCATATTCCCGTCGCATAACCCGGCTGGCCAGCGGGGTGGTCAGGATGTCCCTGACTGACTGTTTCAGGTGCTCCATATCGTTCAGGTTTCCCGTCCCGTCCGGGTTCATTCCTGTGTAGCGGGTTGTCACTGCGGGCCTCCTGTTGTGCTGCCGCCGCTTTCCACGCCGCCATGCCTGTGCGTGTGTACGGTCACGCCGTTGGAGGTGAAGTCGCCGCCGCTGTGCGTGATATTGCCGCTCATCTTTCCCCCTTTTGTGACGTCAATCTCGGCTGTTTTCAGAAGGTTTGTGCACTCCACGACGGGCGTGTCCAGTTTCACGCTGACGGATGCCTGCAGGGTAGCCGTTTTCATGCCGCTGGCGCTCAGTGCGCCTGCGTCCGCGTCGTAGCGGAACACCGCGCCATCCGGTGCGCTGACCACGATTTCTTTCAGGCTTTTGCCCGGTGCCGGAATGTCATCGCTCCACAGGCTGCCAATTATCAGGGCGGTTTCTGGATTGCCGCCGATGCAGGCAATGACCACCTGTTCGCCTGGTGATGGCGGCAGCCACACATTGAAGGCACCCGCGCGCGTGGTGTTCCAGCGCAGCCAGCCTGTTTCCAGTCCGCCGCTGCGGACCCGCACGCACCAGGATTTCTCATCAACTTCAGAGATGATCCCGGTGCGGATGATATTGCTCAGCAGCCTCATAAGTTCTGCGTTCACTGTACTGCCTCCGCAATCCGGCCCAGCACCGTGTTATAAATCAGACGTTCGTCTGCCGGACTGATACCCAGCAGCTCACGTACCGGGTAATCGGTGAAAATGCCCGGCGCAACCTGATCACGTTCACCGAACTGATGAACGCGTGCAATACGTGCGGCCACGCCGCTGTAACCCACCGTCACACCGGAAGCATCTGCGCGGGCTTTCAGGTAACGGGCGGTGCGCAGTTTCACGAACATGGGGACGCGTTTTGTGCTGTCCTGGTTGATGCGCCGGGTGCGTATTTTCAGAAAGCGGTCGATGTCATCCCGGTAAAACGTGCGGATGTTGTTTTTATCCTCATCCCACCCGGTGATGGTTCGCCCGTATTTCCCTGTGTCGTGATGCCAGTTTTTCAGCGTGCGTGTTTCGTTATTCCAGATAAAGCGAATGCGCTCCTGTATCCGGGTAACGCGGCGTCTGCGTGGTGTCCATGCAGTTCCGTCCGGTGCTTTCTGCGACCGGATACGTGCCTGCTGGGAACGACGTAAATCCTGTGCCAGCTTTCTGGCGATGTTGTTGATGGCCTGCTGATTCAGGCTGTCGCGGATGGCCTCAAAGGTTTCATCCACGTGGGTGAATGCCTTATCCATCGTTTTCACCCCACGTCACATCCTGGAATACATGCGACCAGTCGCCTTCGGAAGAGGGCAGGCGGGGTTTGGGCTCCGGCAGGTGTTCTGCCTGCGGTGTGCCCTGACTGCTGCGCGTGACGCGAACGCGCTCCCGCAGGGGAAGCGTAAACAGGAGGTCAGCGCTGTCATCGTCATTGATAACGGCAGAAAATTTGATGTCCTGATTGCGCTCCGGATTGAGCAACAACTGTGGCTGATTCTCCGACAACCACGCCAGCAGCGGCAGCGTCAGGTCGTCCAGCTCTCCGGCGTAATCCATGACAAACATCACCATCTGATAGCGGTAAACAAACGAGGGTGTTTCTCCGGTCGTTTCAATGTTGCCGCTCTCCACGAAAATGGTGAATTTCTCCGGGTTGGCGTGACACCATCGGCACGAACGGGTCATGGCTTCACGCAGGGAATCAGTTTTCAGCATGGCTGTTGTCCTCGTTGTTCAGTTATTACTGCTGGCGTTACTCCGGTTCGTCCTGGAGGGCAGGGAAGCGGTGCCGACGCTTTATACGGATACCCGCGCTTTCATCCAGCCGTAGACAAACGACTCACTGGCTTCGCGTTTTTCCGCCAGCTCCAGATAGCGTTCACCCTGTGTACAGTTCAGTGCTGTTAGCATCACCATCTCGCCGTCCCGACCGCGTTTTTCCAGATATGCACGCAATGCGTTAATCGTGCGTGGGCCAGTGCGTCCGTCCGTGTCCATATCGGGATACAGCCTCCCGCCCTGATTGAATACGTTCAGCCAGCGTTGAAGCATTCTGGTTGCCACAGACGGCCCCATATTTACTCCAGTGTCACACAGTTCTGCGGCAATATCCGGGGACAGCTTCGCTATCTGATCAAAACGCGGTCCGTACCAGTAATCAGCCTCAAGGATTTCCAGTGCCTGTCCGCGCGTTAAATCACGCATATCGCCACGGTATCCGTGCGCCCGTGCCACCTTTTCAGTGATGCCCCATTTGGTCGGACCACCTCTGTCATCCGGGTGATTGACGTAGCCGCCTTCTTTGCCCAGAACGGCATCAAAAATTTCGTCTTTCGATTTCATTTCGTCACCTCTGTGAATGATTTTTATGGTGATTACCGGCTTTAAAGCCTGCGGCCTATTCGTCTCTCTTTTGGGTTATGCGGTTAAAGGCGGCAATAATCTTGTCGCGTGCTTTTTCTGCGCCCATAAAGCCGATTGATGCGCCGAAAAACGTCACGGCATCCTCAGGAACGCCGAAGAAGCGCAACGACCCGGCCACGGCCATGGCAAGAACGCCGCACGCCAGCGATCCCGTTACGGTCTGAACCAGTGTTCGTCCGTCATAAAGACTCATCAGCGCGGAAATGCTGACCGCTGCACCTGCTGCATACACCGTTGGCAGGTGGTCAAAGAGCCACGCAATAATCTGCTCTGTGATCCCTGTTTGAATGGTGCTCACTGCTACTTCCCCCACAACTGAATCATTTCCCGTTTCTTCTTCTCCGGCTCCGGCGCTTCCACTTCCTGCCCGGCTTCCAGAAACACCTGTCGGCAGAGTCCGGGGTTGGCATCCAGCACCTTTTCGGTGACGCCCTGCGTCGTGCCGTAGTGCCGGAAACAGAGCGAATCCACGGTGTCGCCTGCCAGTGCCTGCACTTTCATCAGCACAACTCCGCAAACAGTCGTGGCCGTCCCAGAATGTCAGAGATGGCCCAGCTCACATCGCACCATAAGTCTGCGGTCTGCGCGTCCAGTGCATCTGCCCGGCGCTCGCCCTTGTCCGTTGTGTCCGCATCGCGGTAACGTTCCAGAATCAGGGCACGGGTGGCGGTGTAAACCGCATTGCGCCAGTGCCAGAGATTGACGCTTTCTCCGTTAATTAATGGCGCCGGGACATCGGCCAGTGTTTCGTGTCCGGCTGCCTGCTGTTCCTGCTGCCACGCTTCCAGCTCACGGGTAACGTGGGCCACCGCCCCGGTGGCGGTATGCAGCAGGCGGGAGGTGGTCACGCGGCCCGGCAGTCGTACCGCCAGACGCAGCTCACGCAGCACAATATCCGGCCAGAATGCCCCTGCTGAAATGCGAGTGTCGCCATCATCGGTATCGGTGATGTCATCCTCTGCGGGGCGTGTTTCGGTTCTGGCAACCATACTCATGGGATTCACTCCTGAAAAAATCGGGCGGTGGGTGTGCGGTGTAAACGGTCACGGAGTCAAACCGGAACACCGCGCACGCCGCCCGCTGACGGGGTCAGTCGTTAACCGCGCTTCGCCTTCTGCGTCGCGGTGGTTTTTCGTGTTGCAGGCTTCCGCGTTGTCTTTTTACTTTTGCTGCTTTCGTCCTGCGCCTGCGGTGTGCTGGCGTCTTCCGGTGCGGCTGCGGAATCGGCTTTTTTCAGGGCGCGGGAAAGGGTTGCAATCTCGCGTTTCACACCTGCGTTCGGGTTCAGGTGCATCGCTTCGCGCAGCAGCTTCAGTGATGAGGCCATGCTGTCCGCATCGGTCAGGCCACGGCGGGCAAAGGCGCACGCCTTGCATAATTTGGCGCGCACTTCGTCCGGCATGTCCTGGTTGGCGACAATTTCCCAAAGTGTGTCCAGTGGTTCGATAAAGGCGGATAAATCCGCGTCGGCATCCGTTCCGGCCTGCGTCAGTATTGGGTTGCAGATTTCTTCGGTCAGCACTGTGGCAGCAGTACGACCAAAGTTATCCGGCATGATGAGGTTGTGACGGACCACATACGCACCAATACGCAGCGCCAGCGGAAGATCGCCACAGTCAATCGCCCACACCATCAGCGTGGCAATCACTTCGTCCTGTTGCCCGCCGTCAGCCTCCAGCGTTCCCTCAATCCAGCCGGAAAAGTCCGGCAACAACTCTTTTTTGATGGCGGCTTTCGCGCTTCTGGCCTGTACGCCCTTAAGCCGGGCCTGTGCCAGACGCAGACGATACAGAACCTCTTCATGCGCGGTACGTGCGGCGTGGTCAACACCTTCATTCGCCCGGCCTGCGCGCTGTGCCATCACGTTCTGCCAGTGTTGCTGTGCAGGAGTAATCATTTTCTCTCTCCGTTACAGGCGGGCATGATGCCCGCCATGAGTTGATTAGCTGTCGGCGAACTTCAGGCCAGTGACCATCGCGCACTTGCCGTAATCTTCAACGACATAAGCGTCATTGATGGACTGGTAGGTGGCGATACGGTTGTACTCCGGCTCGTCTTTCATCAGGCGACGCATGGAGCCCTTCTGCCAGTAAATGGACAGGTTATTGAACGAGGTGATCAGCATCGCTGCATCCGGGAAGAACGGCGCAAGGAATACATCCAGCCCGCCAATGGTGCGCGATGACAGGATGAGCTGTCCGGCAAGTAATTCGGCGTTCGGGCTCTGACCGCTGATGCTGTTCAGAACAGGCAGGCGCAGCGAGTTAAACAGGTTGCGTCCCATAATCACCACGAGGTCGTCTGCGTCCTTGTGCCATTCATCCAGCAGGGATGAACGCGCATCCTGTACCAGTGCATCAGCGTTGGCATACTTACCCGCGTGTGCCACCGTGTTGTCCATGTTGCGGGAGGTCAGCGTCACATCGTTCATCACGCGCTCGCTGGCGTGGTTGCGGATATGCTCCAGCCAGCCCACGTTAACGTCCTGAAGCAGTTGGTTGGTGCTGAAGTTGGATTTTTCCGCGTGTGATGTGCCGTTGAAGCCGATCATGATGCGGTCAAGCGCCACCTGTCGGGCAATCTGTGCACTGATGCGGGTCTGAAAATCGCTGTGCGCTGACCAGGCATCAAGCTGCGGATACGAAATAAACGTGTCGTAGTTCACCTGTTCGCACTGGTACTGGCGGGACTTCAGGTCAACAACGTTAATCGGGTTGCGGCGGTCCGTGCCGTCATAACTGGTATTCGTGCGCGCAATCGGTCCTGTGGTGTCCAGGAGGATTTTTTCGCCTTTCTGGTCGGTCACGCCGATCACGTTAATTCTTTTCGTAAATTCGGTACTTTCCTTTGAGGCGTTTTCAAAACGCTGTTGTACCGCCGGATTGACGGTAAAGCGCGATACCAGCGCAGAAACCGGGATATTGTTAAGCGACGCCTGTTGCGTCATGTAGCAGCCCAGCTTGTTACGGGCATTATCTGACATCACCAGATTCATAAAAAATTTGCTCCTTTGTCTTGTCAGAAGTCAGCCAGCTGGTCGGAGGCTGCGCCCGTTGCGGTGAACCGGTTCTGCGGATCGCCGTCCTGCGTGCGCAGTTTTCCCTTCAGTGCTGTCAGCTCTGTGGTCAGTGAAGTGATTTTCTGGCTGTCCTGCTTATGGCGGGCTTCCAGTGCATTAAAACGGTCGATAATGTCGGCCTGTGACGTTGCGACGCCTTCCACCGCTTCCTGAATACGGGAAAAACTGGCGTCATCCGCTTTGCGGCTACGGCCAATAATTCCCATTATGCGGTTAAACCACTGGGCGCCTTCTTCCTGGCGTTGTTCTGCCATTTCGATGATTTCAGACTCGATGGCTTCGGAGATAAGCGGAGCCTCACCCTGGACACTGTTGAATTTCATCACTGCCTGACGTTGCTGTGCCGTGAATTTCAGACGTTCAGTGCCTAGGCTTGCTGGGGTGTCGGTCATCGCCAGCCCGACCAGATAGGCGCGCCCGTTAACGGAGAACTGCGGGTGCAGTTCGATACTGGAATAAATTTTCTTGCCGTCAGCGACAAGCTTCTTCATGCGCTCGGTCGGTTCGATTTCTGCATACAGCGCAGTACGCCCGGCCAGCGGACCTTCCGTAATGTCTTCCGTACTCAGTGCGGTAACATCGCCCATTGCGGAAAATTCGCTTGACGGGCATGGCGAGAGATAGTGCTCAACGTTCACGCGGGCGGCGTAAACATCCGGGTCGAAGTTCTCAGCGGCTTCACGCAGATGCACCGGACTGATTTCGCGACCATCAACAGTTGATCCAGAGACAGCCACGCGAAACTTTTTGCGGGATGTCTTTTTTTCATTAGCCATAGTTTTTGCCCCTCTGACTGGTTCTTCGGTCATGATGGCAAAGCGTAACAGGCTGATACAAAGGGCTTTTGTTGTAAGAAAACGGCCAGAACAGGGGGTTAAGGAGAACAGTTTCGCGCGCGGGTAATCTTCCTGTAATTACTCAGGGGGAGCAATGATTCAGGACGCTTTTGTGCGCCAGCGTGCGCGGCAACTTTACTGGCAGGGTTATCCGCCCGCAGAAATATCACGTCTGATGGGAATAAACCCGAACACGATTTATGCGTGGAAAAAACGCGACCAGTGGGATGAAACGCCACCCGTGCAGCGTGTCACGCAGTCCATCGATGCGCGCCTCATCCAGCTTACTGAAAAACAGAATAAAACAGGTGGTGACTTCAAAGAAATAGACCTGCTGACCCGGCAGCTTAAAAAACTGCATGATGGCCAGCCGGATGCGACGGCCACAGGAAAGAAAGGCCGGGCGAAAAAACTTAAAAATCATTTCACGCCGGAACAGATTGCCGCACTGCGGGAAAAAATCATCAGCAGGCTGGAGTGGCATCAGCGGGGCTGGTTTGACTCCCTGACCCTTTGCAGGGAAGCCGGGATACGTAACAGAATGATCCTGAAATCCCGACAGATTGGGGCGACCTGGTATTTTGCACAGGAAGCACTGCTGATGGCGCTGCGTGACGATGTGGCGCAACCTTACCAGCGTAACCAGATTTTTTTGTCTGCGTCGCGTCGTCAGGCGTTCCAGTTTAAAAGCATTATTCAGAAGACTGCATCTGAAGTTGATGTTGAGCTGAAAGGGGGCGATAAAATCATCCTCTCCAACGGCGCAGAGCTGCATTTTCTCGGCACTTCTGCGGCGACGGCGCAGTCCTACACGGGTAATTTTTATTTTGATGAATTTTTCTGGGTCAGTCGCTTTGCTGAACTGCGCAAGGTGGCTGGCGCTATGGCAACCCTCAGCGGACTGCGGCGTACCTACTTCTCCACGCCATCCACCGAAACGCATGAGGCATACGTCTACTGGAACGGCGACCGCTGGAACGAGAAAAAGGCCACGCATAAACGCCAGCGTTTTTCTGTGGACTGGAAAACGCTGCATAACGGGCTTATCTGCCCTGACCGGACGTGGCGGCAAATTGTCACGCTGGAAGACGTGGTTAATCACGGCTGGAAACACACCGATATTGACGAAATTCGTGATGAAAACACCGAAGACGAGTTCCTCAATCTCTATATGTGTGAGTTTGTCCGCGAAGGGGAATCGGCATTTAACCTGAATATCCTGATTGGCTGCGGTGTTGACGGATACGACGACTGGAAAGACTGGAAACCTTTTGCTCCCCGCCCGATGGGGAATCGTCCGGTATGGATTGGGTATGACGCAAACGGCAGCAGTGGCAACGGCGACAGCGGCGCTGTATCCGTGGTGGTTCCTCCGGCTGTTCCTGGTGGCCGTTTTCGAACGGTGGAGACGCGACGCGTTCAGGGGCTGGAGTTTGAAGAACAGGCCAGAGTCATTGAAGATTTCACGTATCGCTACAACGTGGAACACATCGGCATTGATGTGACGGGCGGGAACGGGGAGGCTGTTTATCAGATAGTGAAACGGTTTTTCCCTGCTGCTATTCCGTACACCTTCACGCTGTCATCAAAACGGTCGCTGGTACTGAAAATGCTGCAAATAATGCGTGCCGGGCGGTGGGAATACGATCGCGCCGAACGCGAGCTGGTCGCAGCCTTTAATGCCGTGCGTAAGGTGAAAACAGCGGGGGGTTTCATCACTTACGAAACGGACCGCGCGAGGGGGATCAGCCACGGCGACCTGGCCTGGGCAACCATGCTTGCTGTCATTAACGAACCGATTGGCGGCGAAGGAGAAAACGAGCGTTTCACGGTTATGGAGTTCTGATGAGCAGAAAAAATAAAAAAGTGCGCATGAGTTCACGCATTGATCTCGCTGATGCGCTCAGGAAAGAATCGTCGCTCAGCGCGTTCACATTTGATGGTCCTTATCGCCTGACCGGGCATGACCTGCTGGACAATATGTACTGTGCCGATAACGGTCGGTGGTATGAAACCCCGGTGGACTGGTACGGTCTGGCAAGAGCTGCCCGGCAAACGTCCTGGCATCAGTCTGCGCTTTACTTTAAGCGCAATGTATTGCTCGGTTGCTATATCCCGCACCCGCTGCTTTCCCGGCAGGATTTCTCGGCGCTGGCGCTGGACTGGTTTGTGTTCGGTAACGCATTCCTTGAACTTCGAAGCAATATGCTCGGCGAACCGCTGAAATTACGACACGCACTGGCGAAATACATGCGCCGCGGAAGCGATCTCGAATCGTGGTGGTATGTGCAGGATGGCAAGGATGCGTTTCAGTTTCGCCCTGGCAAAGTGTGCCACCTGATGAACCCGGATATTAACCAGGAAATCTACGGCATGCCGGAATATCTCGGCGCATTACTCTCGGCCAGCCTGTCTCATTCGGCGGACGCGTTCAGAAAGCTGTATTACGACAATGGATCCCACGCCGGGTGCATCGTCTACATCGGTGCAGCACGGGTAGACCGCGAAAGCATGGACTCCCTGAAAGAAACGCTACAGGGTGCGCGTGGTGGTGGTGCGTTTAAAAACGTGCTCATTCATGCGCCCAACGGGGGTAAAGAAGGTGTGCAAATTTTGCCGTTCCAGCAGATCACCGCAAAGGATGAGTTCATGAATGTTAAGGCGGCGTCCCGTGATGATGTGCTGGCTGCGCACCGCGTTCCGCCGCAACTGATGGGGGCGATGCCGGGCGAAAAAAGTGCGTTTGGTGATGTGGAGAAGGCTGCGCGGGTTTACGCAATTAACGAGCTGATGCCCGTCATGGAGGCCATGAAGCACATCAATGACTGGCTTGGCGAAGAGGTGATCCGCTTTAACCCTTACGCACTGCTTGATGAAAAAACAGCCCCGTGATGGGGCTGTCCTTTTTACCAGAGTTGAACCATTTTCCGGGTGCCGTCAGGTCTGAGATTATCAATTTCAGAGAGAACGTAATATTGAATCGCTTCACAAACGGTGGTGTAGGGGGAATTACCTTCTTTAAGTGGCACGATATTATTATTAACGCGAACCTGTATTTCATCGTTATACATTGTGATCGAAAGGGGAGTGAGCACGAATGCGACTTCGCCAGGTGTGTCGTCAACAACTGTTTCAATACTGAAAGTCAGTTTTCGCTCATCATTGCTGCCTCTTGCTTTGGGGGTAGCGGCAGGAATCTGGGATAAAGGCATTCTGCGAAACCCTTCTGCTGTTTCCAGTCCGCATGAAACGTAATGCTGGCGATTACCGTCGCTATCTGTCCAGGTCTGTGATGGCAGCTCCAGCGAGATTTCATAAGCATCAACAATTCCCTGGGCAATGCGTACAAGCGGGGTCAGGTCTTCATTGCGGCGAAAACTCTCCTTTACCTGATCTCGTTTTTCTCTTAACTGCTTGTAATTAATGACCATAAGACAGCCTCCATTGATTTCCTTTGTGTGTATTTTGCGCCCATGAATGATGGTCGGCAAGGTGCTGTATCACTGACGCGCTTCGCTTGTCTGCTGCCTCGCCGGGGCATAAAAAATTTATGCCCCGACTCTCCAGCTCCTGTATCAATCAAATAATTTCACGACGTCTTCCAGCTTATTGCCATCATCGACGGTCAGGCTCTTACGCAATCCTACCGTGTTGACTGCATGTTCTCGCCGCCTCAGTGCGATTCTGACGGCCTTATCTGTCACCCCATCAAATCAAAAGCCCTCACGTTTTTTCATGCTCAGCGTGAGAAATACAGCCATTCTGTTGTGTCTCTGCGACATCGTTCGGGGAATGCTATTTACCCCCTGAAACGCGGGCTGTTCCCCCGTCACCTGCGCGCAGAAAAAATGCGTTTTTTTTGTGCACGCACGGATCCTTGACGGAACCAGCCACCATGCGGGCTGGAAGGGTAAAAAGTCGTTCAAAAAAATTGTGCAAATTTGTGCACAATTGTGCATTGCGCACTTGTTATAAATAAACAAAAAAAAGAGCCGCTATTGCGGCTCAATATAATCCAATATGGCAAGAGAGATTTGGATTCATTCGAAACTGGCAAGAATCTGTTCTCGAACAGAAGATTTCATCGTTAACCCACGATCTAGGAAAAATTGGAAATGCATTAAGGCTTGTTGTTTGTGGATAAGTCTCCTGCGCACAGCCTCTTGAAGTAGCCCTCCGTGGCGGGCGGCTTTTACACCGCGTTCCGCACACGTTTTATAAACCGCATTATCCGCCGAAAGACATGTTGCATCATGTATTCTCGCGTTAACAACGCAGCTTATGTCCGCATACTTCAATGCTCTCCTGCGATTTTTTATCTCAGCCATTTCAATAAAATGTTCAGGTTCGTAATCATTGGTGAAATTGTATGGAAGTTGCAGGCGTGTAAGCTGTTCCTGAACATCAAGATTGTATTTAGCTTTTAGTTCCTCGCAGACATAGGGGTCAATCCACACACCACCCGGGTAAATTTGCCAGATAAGATCTAAGCATTTACCTTCGTAAAAATCAGACAGTACATTCGTATCGATAACACATCTGGGGCATTCAAACGGCATCCTCTCCGGCCTCCTGTTCGTCGTACCATTCATCCAGAAGATTGCTGAGAGCTTTTCTGTCTAATTCTAAAAGTTCAGATATGAAGGTTTCCGACGCGGAACCGGCTTCCCATGCTTTACGCGATAAGACGGTTAGGCGGCCTTTATAATTTAGTGCTTCCCTAATGGGATTTGGCTCGTGTCTCTTCCAACCTTTACGATTGGCGGTTGCCCATAGGTATCTAGTGTTTTGTTGATTAATTAAATTACATTTACTAAGACGATCGATGATGCAAGTGGCTGATACTCTGAAAATGCTTTTTAGTCTAAGGACGGTTTCCTCATACGCCCATCCACCACCTTGCATGACGAATTGTTTTCGCAATGCGCTTTCTGGTACCAAAAAACAAGCAGCAAAGTGATTAGCAACTTTTTCTTCCGGTGAAATTGCTTTGCCATTGGTTTTATAGCTTTTAGCAGGGCCATCATACTCATCACGGTGGAAGATAAGATGAGCATATTCATGGCAAATACTGAAGATTTGACGTTCTATTGAAATGCTATCGTGAACATTTACATAAATCGCGGTACCGTATTTGTTCGAAAACGCAGAAAATCCGAATACCATCCCTTTATCGGTTTCTTCGCGATTGAACGGGATTACTCGAATATCCGATGCTTCCAAAATGGCTACAATGTCACCAACGCAAGTAGCGTTTCCTATACCAAGACGGAAACGTTCTTCCATAGCCTTATCTTCGACTCTTCGCAAATCTTCTGCTTTGGCGGTAAAAATAGGCATTGAGTTAGGAAGATCTTCTGGCAAATTAGCATCAGCAGCTTCCTCAATTGCATTGATATTTTTTAACTTTTCAATCAACTCATTGCGAAGTTTGGCATCCAACAAATCCGGACTATCTGCTCGCATTGCAAAACGAAACTCGCCATCATCTTGCTCATAAAAATACCCGATAGGCTTATCGAAAATCTTGCAGAGCATGATGAGTTGGGTAACGCTTGGGACGCCTAGCGCCTGCTCAAACTTACTGTAGGTTTGACGAACAACACCGATCGCATCTGCGACGGCGCTTGCACTCATTCCTGCGTCGTTTCTGGCCTGAACCAAGCGTTCTGCTATACGCTGTTGAATGTTCATACGTCACCTGAATTTAACAATGGTGGCTCTTATGGGTTTAGATTGGTTAATTATTACTAACATTATGAATGGAGAGTTGCAAAAATCATAGTTAAATTATGCAAATTTCATGGAGCGTGATGTGGTGTGGGTTCACACTCTCTGCTGATTACATCCAGGGCGGTTTCCGCCCTGGCTCTGCTTACTCAGGAAATAGCGCCCGGATATTTCCGGCCATCTGACTGGTTATCTGTGCGGTTGGTACTGGCTGTGACACGGGGCGTTCTGTCCTGGTTTGTGTCACAGATAACGCCTCATCGTCAGCCCATGCAGCCAGTCGGTAAGCCTCTGCTGGATCCATTTTCAGAAGTGCCAGCCCGGCCAGAAAAGCCACGCGTTGGCCGCTTTTGCGGGCTTCTGGTGTAAGGCTGTCCAGCCAGGCGCATGCTTCGCTTTCGTTCTTGACGGCCGCAGGCTTCAGATAGAAACTTATCCGTCTGGTTGGTGTCGTCATTGGTTTACTCCTTGTCCATTGCGTACAGCCCATTAACCAGAGCATACTGTGGCACCCCGTCCGCGATGAAAGTCGCATTAACTCCGCAGGCTTTGCGGATAGCGGGTGCCACAATCTCCGCCCCTCCACCGACAACCATCACCCGCCCGTAACCCGAAAAAACCGCCAGCGCGCGGATCACGCGTTGTTTCAGTGTTTCTTCCTTTTCACGAATAACCGCCATCAGGTTGTCGTAATGCGCGTCATTGTGGATGTGCTGGCGCAGCCAGGCTTCATCATGGCGATGTTCGATAATGGTATTGGCGATGTGGTGGCTGGTACGCATACCGTTAGTGGCCATCACCGACAGTACGGCATCGGCCATCAGGGAAACGCCTACGTGTGGATCGCAAAACACCTGGCTGATACCTGCCAGTTGTCCCTGAACCTTTGCCACATCCAGCGTGGTTCCGCCTAAATCCACAATCAGCAGGGATTCAAACGGACTCATGTCAGCCAGTGCTTTAAAGCCAGCCGGAATGGATTCAGGCATAACCCGTACGTTACGGATAGTGAATGCTTTGCCGTTCTGGTACTCCACCGGGCGCATAACGTTCGCTTTTTTGCGGTTGATGTTGGCCATGTCCGGCTGTGCGTTTGTGTCGAAATATTCGCTCAGTGGCAGGGTGACAACCACATCCACTTCCTGTGGTGTGATGCCTGATTTGACCAGCGCGTGGTGAATGGCGATTACATTCACATCGCTGTACTGGTATTGCGTGTCGGTCGTCTGGACAAAGCGATCGCTGACCGGATCAAAACCATAGCGCACGCCATCAAGCATGTAGTTCGCGGGCTGCGTGCCACCGAACGGCGCAGACCATTCCGACTTGAAGCTGTTCGGGCTGATGGCGTTGCTGCGTTCGCCGTTCTCAGTCCATGCCAGCTTGATGTTGGTGGAGCCGTCGTCGATACAAATTTTCATGTAGCTTTTCCTTATGTTGATTAATTAATCGGTTACAGGATTTTTAAATCCCGCTTTTGCCTGTTTTGTGCGCGCTTCATATATCGCGGCGCGTTTTTTGCTCATTTACGGGATTTGTGAGTCCCGTTTCTGTCTGTTTTTTGTTTCCACTGGTCAGGCTACCCCGCAGCAGGTCTGCTTTGCGGTGGGCGCGTTCAGTGGTTTCACTGATTCTCTGTGCGTGCTCTGCGTCACGGATGGCGCGCAGCATGTCAGAAAACACGGTAACGGGGGTTTTCATGGTGTTCTGGTCCTGCTGAAGTGTGGATGCCAGACGTGCGGCGGCTTCGGGGTCTGATGCCCCCAGTTGTTCCAGATAGCTGGCGACCGGGTTATGGCGGATCTCTGTGCTGCTTACGCCGTGATTACGGCTCAGGCGCTGCCAGAGCTGCGTGATTCGGCTGTCCGGGCGGGTATCCGGTTTGCGTACAATTTCAAATCCCTGCGGTGCAATGATGCTGCCGTCAACGTACAGGCTGCCGCCCCGTAACAGGTGCTGCATCTGCTGTTCACCGATATGCAGGCCGAGAGATTCGGCAGATTCCCGCCATTCTTTAGCGAGTAATTCGTGGTTATCAGGCAAAGGCCGCTGCTGTTTGCGGCTCTGTGTCCAGCTCTGCATTTCATCACTGCTGTTTTTTGCCTGTTTGTCACGAAGCGAACGCATCAGCGCCCGGCGTTCGTGCCGTTTCAGTGAGCGCATCCATTCGTTCACTTCAACGCCATCAGGGAGCTGCGGCCACGGTGCTGGCCGTTCTTCCGGCTGTTCTGTCCCGTTGTTGTTCGTTTCCTGTACACGGGGACAGTTATTGCCACGAGTCCAAGGGGCGGCAGGGCCGCCCTGAAGGTCAAAACCATTTTCGTTGGCGCTGTCTTCCGCTTCCGGTTTACGTCTTACCAGCTTCCAGTTATCCGGGTGCGTGCACACGCGGGAAGATTCCCCGATTTGTGGCGACCAGATCCCGTAAATCTGTACGCTTTGCTCGCCGTAATCGTTCAGCTCTTCTGCGAGGTCGTAGGCGGTGCGAATCAGGTAATCCTTGCGTGGAACAAGTACGCCACCCTGTTTCTCAATGTAGGTGGCAAAACACCCGGCATCAGCGGCAGCGAGTACCGCATCCATTGCGTCATTTTCCAGACGTTGTGGACCTTCCGGGTTGCGGGCCATCTGACTGGCAAGGCGGCGGAGTTCACGCCATACCTGACGGGAGGGGATACCAAAGAACTGGAACTGGCGGACGCGGTGAAGGCGCGCCCAGCCGATGGCGCGTTCCACGCTCTCGGCCATTGATTTTCCGGTTTCGTGATCAACGCGTGGCTTGCCTGTTTTCGGGTCAATGCCATCCACGGCGCGGCTGTCCAGGTTCTTTCCGATGTAGGTGGCGATGTAGCTGGTCGGCGTACCTTTCGAACCGTCGACGTACTCTGCCTTAAAGCGCGGAGTTATGTCATTGCCCAGCTCGTGGCGGTCTTCGCGAATGGCAATATCACGGGTGATGTCCACGATGCTGTCGATTTCTTCAGGATGTGCAAAGACCATCATGTGCCAGTGCACGGTGCCGTCATGGTGTGGCTCCACCGTGCGGATGCCATACCAGCGCAGGCCGTCGCGATTCAGTTTTTTGCGGACCGCCTTAAAAAAAGTGTTAACCAGGTAATCGCTGGAATCGCGCATGGTGGCGCCGTTCCATTTGGGATTCGGATGACCGTTCTCCGTTGTTGCGTGATATTTTGACGGACAGGTAACGGTCAGAAATACCGCTCTGTCGCCACGGGCTTCGGCCAGAAGTTCCAGTCCCTTCATGGTGGCCATCATTTCTGCCTTACGGTGGACCGGGTTACTTACTCCCGCGTAATACACCGTCTCGAGATCAATCGTGAACCCGTCTTCATTTTCCAGCATGAAACTTTTCAGGAAATCGCGTGTTTTCTCGCGCTGTGCGCGAAATTCACTTAATGCCTCCTGACTCAGATAGGGCGATGTTTTTCTGGAAACCAGACAGGCAGCGCGGAGTTGTTCCTCTCTCCATTCGCAACGTAAAAGCCACAATTTGCGTTTCCACCAGTCCGCACAGGTCAGGCGGAGGATTGCACCCGGCAGCAGCTCCGTGTCCGGTTCGTTCTTCCGGTCTTTGTCTGTTGTCAGTGCGTCATAATGCGGCGGCACTGTGTGCAGATGTAACGCCATGCGGGCCAGCATCTGATACGCCTTCAGCGTTATATCCATGGTCAGCTCGCCATCGGTCGCGCCAAAGTCATCGCAGAGTTTTTCGAAGGTGCTGCTGAACATCGCCGCTGTCATGACGGCCAGCGTCTGTATCTGGTGTTTGTTGAGTTGCGGCAGGTAAAGTAAATCATCCAGGCGTTCACGCCCGGCAAGGGAGCGATAACCCGGTGTCAGCCAGCGTCTGTCGGTGCGCTCCAGACGTTCGAATATTTTGCGCAGGGTTCCGCGCGCGTAGCGTTCAGCCTGCCAGCTCTTTTTGCCTTTCTGACGATCGGATTCCTGTTTTTTGCGCAGGAAAGAGAGATGGCGGATAAGCGGATCACGCAGATAGGACGGCAGCAGACGTAGTGCGGCAATTGCTTCATCCACCGCGCCGCGTGCCTGTTTTCTGGCTTCTCTTGCCAGTGTGATGGCTTTGTCCTGTTTTTCCTGTGCGTCCAGGCTTTTATTAATCAGATTGCCCAGCGGTGCGGCAGAGAACGCCGCATCAGCCATTTCCTGGCGGCGCTCGTTCTCTGCCCGGTAGGCATCCAGCCAGGAAGAAAGAAGGGAGGGACGGACAGGCTCCCCCGTCCCCTCGCGACCGACTGCATGGCGTGGTTGTTGCCAGTCTCTGATGTACTCCGTTGCCACGCCGACTACTCCGTCTTTCCGCTCAGTGCATTGTGGCAGACGGTAGCCAGCCGCTGGATTTCCTGCATGGTGCTCTCTGTGCTGGCATAACGGTGTGTTATGCGAATGCTGTCAGCAATTACATCAGCAATCAGAGATGAAGTTCGCTGGTAAATACCCAGTACGGAAGGCGTGCCGCTTTCGATGCGGGAAAGTGTGTAATCCTCCTGGCAGCTACCAACCATGTAGCGCCCGTCAATAACAATCTGGCCGTCCGGGAGCTGCTGTTCCGGCAGTGATTTCAGATACATTGCATAGCGGTCGAGAACGCGAATACCAAAATCGCGCTCGGTTTTCAGCAGGTAATCAAAAAAGTCTTCGGCGAGAATCATTGCGGCAATCCTCTTGTTGCAGATGTGCGAAGGCCTCTTGCCGCAAGGTGCAGGAAAGGCCCGGAACAGGAATTAACGGAGTTTGTTTTGCTGCCGGATGAGCTGCTGAAGCCCGACGTGGTTTCCGGCTGCAGGAGGTGCTCATGCTCTGATTTCCCTCAGTAGCTGGTTGAACATCTGGGTTAGTGGGTTGCTACACCCAAACGGCATCGGGTTTACCTGATAAGAAAAGCGACCGCCTGTTTTGCGCTCTTTTCTTATGACTGAACCGCTGCGCCAGAGACGGCGTAGCTCCGCATTAATGGTTGTGGTTGGTGTATTCAGTGCTGCGGCGATTTCTCCACCGCTACAACCCGGATTGGCAGCGATGTAGTCCAGAATGGTCATCTGCGTGACTCCTGTACCTGTCTGATAAGATTCACCTGCACCACGTTGGTGGCGCAGAAGTAAGTACCGTCAGTGAGATAGATGTGATGTGCATCCTTTTCTGAACGGTGTTTGTCGATTGTGGTAATCAGGCGTTCGTCAACTTCGTATTCACGTCCTCTGGAGGTGAAACGAACGACAGGAAAATGCTTAATTGCCATTACGCCTCCTTGGCGTGTGCGAATACCTCCGCGAATGCGGATTGTTTTCACATTTTCTTATTTAACCTGGAGTCTTATTTGCGCGGTTATTCTTCAGTGAAAAAGCGTTCAATCTTTTTTACTGAATTAATAATTCGCATAACCCCAATAGTGCAGGCCACCGAAATAATCAGAACAAGCCATGAGATAAATATACTCATGCAATATTTCCCAGTTTATATGGCTCAATATGGTCCCCGTTTTCTGCGGCGCAGACGAGTACGGAAAGCTCGTCGAGCGCGTCCGGGTCGTCAACGTAAAAAGCCGTGTCGTATATACTCTTGATAGCTCTGGTCAATGACTCTCGGGCTGCGCGTTCAGCATGAGCGCCTGATGCGTTTAAGCGAAAATGAAAGCGCTCAAGTGCTTTATTGACGAGAGTTTTATATTCTTTATCCATCGCAACGCCCTTTAATCTGCCTTCTGAATTTCAGCTTCTGAATCCATGCAGATAATTTCGAGATAGGGTTTATCGCCATTAACCTGACGTGCTTTTTCAGCTTCGCTAATAATTTCGCATACGGGTTGATATGGAATCTCTACGGTCAGGCGTGTGCCGTTCAGATAAATGTAAGTGGCCGTGCTTTTATCTACCGGAACCACTCCATCAATAGCTGATGCGCGCAACAACAGCTCACCGCGAAAATCAATAAAGCGGATAAATACACCCTGAGCATGGTCTTTGGTCATAAAGCACCTGTTATAAATCAGCCTGTTTAATGAAATTCTGTCCACGCAGCAGACGATCAACCGTGCGCAGAGCTTCGTACAACGTGAAATCCTGTCCAAACTGATTGTCGCCGTTGCTCAGAGCAAAAATGCGGTTTCCGGTAAATGGGTTGCGTTGGCATCTGTGAACCACGATTCCAGCTTTCTCAATCAGCCAGGTGTGTTCACCAATTTGTTTTACGGGATGGCCATCAGGTGTGGCGTGTGTTTCGCTCAGGCTGTAGCGAGAGTTGCTACGCGATGCACTGGTAGTGAAACGGTTAGCATGGCGTTCCGCCCCGTTGCGGAAGCATTGCTGTGAAGAATTGCACTGTTGCTTCATGTCAAAAACTCCGTACCTATTTACTTCCCCGGCATAACGCCCATTTTCAAAGTAATTGCGACGAAATCCCGTGTTATGGGGCTTGCCATTTCGCTGTTGCTTATTCATTTTTCGTGCCTCTACCCGATGAGCCAAATAACAAACGCTATGAGCACCGCACCAATGGTGATCGGAAAAAGACCTCTGGCATAAGCGGCGAGGTAATGAACGTTGAGAACAATAAAGCGTTCTTTTTGTCCTGTTAGCTTGCTAAGCAGATAAATCGCTATTACACCCACTTCTAGGAACACAAGGTCCAAAATGGCGCTGGTGATATTGCTGGTCATTTATGATTAAAGCCCCAGCCACAACAACCAAGCATCGCGGCGTTCTTTCGGCTGATCAAAAAACGCTTTGCGCATACCTGCGTTAAATGCTGGCAGATATACCCAGTTTTCTGATGCTCGCGTCTTCACTGAACCTGGTTTCACAAAGTCAATCGTTGGTAACTTTGCAGCGTCAATCATGGTTCTGACGGTTGATTCTTTGCGACCAATCATCTTGGCAAATAGTTGATATGGCACCGCTTCAAGTGGATATGGTGCTACCTGAATGAACCCCTCAAGCTCTGATTCGCTCATTGTGGTAATCTCCTTAATTCGTCCAAATGGCCCAAAATGGCTTATATAGGCTTATTTGGGCTATTTGAATGTTTTGTATTACATGTAACCTAATAGTGTGGAGTTTAGATCACATATGATCCATAAATCAAGCCTTGGAGAAAAACTTCGCCTGATTCGAGAGGCAGAGGGATTGTCACGTAGAGAGATGGAAGAGGTGACAGGGGTATCTCAAAACAATCTCAAAAATTATGAAATATTGGGAAGAATGATACCTGGAGAAACGTTACTCCTGATTTTGAATCATCCTCGTTTTCGGAAGTATTCGGATTGGGTGATGTTTAATCAAACTAATGCTGCGACGGGACAGATAGCTCCGCCTCTCTCTCTTGATGGCTTCTTCGATTCGGAGGGCGATCAGGTTTCAATCGAAACAAACCAAAAATCACCCCGCTAAGGCCAGAAAACTGGTTAGACCTGCTCTTTGTCTGGTCTGATTATTGCTGGAAAGAGGCTGGAGAAATTGTAGAGCGGTTCATTGGAGGGCTTCGCAATGTCAATTAAGAAGCTCGAAGATGGTCGTTATTTGCTGGACATCAGGCCGAACGGACGCAAGGGAAAGCGCGTGCGTAAGGTATTTGACAAAAAATCGGTAGCGGTGGCCACTGAACGCTACATCATGGCGAACGCTGAAAAGCGGGAATATATACAGGGCTACCGTGATCGCCGAACGCTAAATGATTTGCTTGAGTTGTGGTGGATGTATCACGGTCAACACAGGCGTAAGGCGGAAGAAGACCGAAAACAACTGCGCAACATAATCAATGAGCTTGGCGCTGATATGCAGGCTATGGATCTTGATAAGCTGAAAATTATCGCGTGGCGTTCTCAAAAGATAGCTGCTGGATTGAAACCGTCATCTGCTAACAGGTACATGAACCGACTATCCGGCATGTTTACTGTTCTGAAAAGAATAGGCCTTTGGGATGCAGAACATCCGGTAAGGGGGATCTCCATTCTTTATGTATCCCCGCGAGAAATGGCTTTCCTGTCCCAGAAGGAAGTTGCGTTATTGCTCGATATACTGGAGGGCGATTACTGGCGTGTTGCTCTTTTGTGTTTAAGCACTGGAGCGCGCTGGAGTGAAGCCTGTAAGCTCCGTGGTGAACAGATAGTTCATAACCGAGTGACGTTTCTTGAAACCAAAAATGGCCGAAAGAGAACAGTGCCAATTTCGCAGGCAGTTTGTGAGGCGATCAAAACCAGAGAAACAGGCGGCTTGTTTGAGGTGAAGTACCGGGAATTCTGCCTGGCGCTGAAAAGAGTTAAGCCCGATTTACCAAAAGGCCAGGCTGCACATGTGCTGCGGCATACGTTCGCCAGCCATTTTGTGATGAACGGAGGAAACATTATTGCGCTTCAGAAGATTCTTGGCCACGCAACCATTCAGCAAACAATGGCATATGCACATTTTGCACCGGATTACCTGCAGGATGCGGTGGTCCTTAATCCGCTGAAAGGTGGCGTGAGTGTCCACGCAGTGTCCACGGGGGATTAA